GTTGGGTTTACAAGTGCTGCTGATGGTAAAATTCGTATATCACTTGGTGGAACACAGACTAAACTCATAGAGGAAGGTCGATATGTATATGATGTCATTGTTAGTTCTGGAAATACGTTTTACAGATTGGTTGATGGTAACATTCTTGTTCAACCAGGTATATCGTCAATCTCCGCACTATAAATATGGATAGAGGTATAGTATAAATGGCCCAACCATCCACCAGATCAGAATTAATCACCTATGCTAAAAGGCAATTAGGTGCACCAGTATTAGAAATCAACGTTGCAGATGAACAAGTTGAGGATCTATTGGATGACTCTATTCAATATTTCCAAGAGAGACATTTTGATGGTGTATATCCAACATTTTTAAAATATAAACTAACAGAAGATGATATAACAAGAGGTAGATCTAGAGACGGAGAAACCGATAATATAGGTATTACAACAACAACTGCCACTTCTACAATTGATGGTGGAACAACTTCTTTCAGTTTTACTGAAACTTCTAATTACTTACAAGTTCCAGACGATATTATTGGTGTCACTAAAGTCTTTCATTTTGATGGGTCAAATAGAATGGCAAGTGGTATGTTTAGTTTGAAATATCAATTGTTTTTGAATGATGTATATTTTTATGGATCAACTGAATTATTGACATATGCAATGACAAAAACATATCTTGAAGATATTAATTTTCTATTAACCACACAAAAACAAATAAGATTTAACAAAAGACAAAATAGACTATATTTGGATATTGATTGGTCAAGTGTTAGTGCAGGTGAATTTCTTGTATTAGATGTGTTTAGAACATTAAATCCAAATGATTATGCAAAAGTTTTTAATGATTCATTTTTAAAAAGATACTTTACTGCAGTATTAAAAAGGCAGTGGGGTCAAAATTTAATGAAATTCCAAGGAGTTAAATTACCTGGTGGGGTAGAATTAAATGGTAGACAAATCTATGATGATGCATTGGCCGATTTAGCAATCATCAGAGAACAAATGTCTAACACTTATGAAATACCACCATTAGATATGATAGGTTAATATCATGGCACTAAATCCTTTCTTTCAGCAAGGCTCCTCTGGTGAACAAAGTCTCGTTCAATCTTTGATTAACGAGCAATTGAAAATGTACGGTGTAGAAATACACTACATGCCAAGAAAGTTTGTAAGTGAAAGCACGATATTAAGAGAAATAACACAATCAAAATTTGATGATGCATATCCATTAGAAGCATATATTGACAACTTCGATGGTTATGATGATATGCCTTCAACATTATCAAAATTTGGTATACAAGCAACTAATGAAGTAACGTTAATTATATCAAAAGAAAGATTTGAGACATACATATCTCCCCTAATGAAAAATGAATCTAATGTTAAACTTTCCACAAGGCCAAAGGAAGGAGATTTAATTTATTTTCCACTAGGTGATCGTTTGTTTGAAATCAAATATGTAGAGCATGAAAAACCATTTTATCAATTAAGAGAAAACTATGTTTACAAATTAACATGTGAACTATTCCGTTACGAAGATGAAGTTATTGATACAGGTGTTGAGGAAATTGATGATACTCTAGGTGGTATTGAAGGAGCAGATGGAGAGGAGATTCTTATAGGTTCTGGTGGAACACAGAAACTAACTCTTGTAGGAACTGCATCTCAAGCAACTGCATCAATTGGTATTATCAACGGTGGTATTCAATTTATTAGTCTATCAAATAGAGGTAAAGGATTTACATTTGCACCACGAGTTGCAATATCATCTGCACCATCAGGAGGATTGACAGGTATTGCTACATCTAAACTTTTGAGTGGTGTTGCTGTTGAAGGTAATATTAGTGATAGTAAGAAATCTGTTGTTCAATTCATTGATCTAGTAAATCCAGGTTTTGGATATACTTCTAACCCTACAGTGCAAGTTATTGGAGATGGAGCAGGAGTTGCTGCAACATCTAAGATAGAAAATGGTGTAGTTGGTATTGTCACAATCACTTCAGGTGGTTCAGGATACACAACATCTCCAACAATAACATTCACAGGATTATCAACAGTATCTGCTGCTGCAACTGCAATTGTTAGTGCTGCTGGAACAATCTCTGCTATACACATTAGAAACGCTGGCGTAGGATACACGGTAACGCCCACTATTTCTATCGCATCACCAGGTAGCTCTGGTTCAGGTAACTACTCATTTAATGAAACAATTACAGGTGGAACAAGTGGAGCTACAGCAAGAATCAGAACATGGGATGCTGTTACAAATGAATTAGAGATATATAATATCACAGGAACATTCAGGAAAGGAGAAACAATTACAGGATCTTCTTCAGGTGCATCACACCTAATTAGAGTTATTGATTACACTAACTTTGATGATGCTGGATACGGTGATAATGATGAGTTTGAACTACAAGCAGATGCTATTTTAGACTTCTCAGAAAACAACCCATTTGGCATGCCCTAAATATATGTAACAGGTTATAACAATGTTTGAGTATTTTTACAACGAAATTCTAAGAAAAACAATTATCAGTTTTGGAACACTGTTCAATGGTATTTCCATAAAACAGGATGGATCGACTGTAAAAGTGCCTTTGGCATATGGCCCAACACAAAAGTTTTTAGCAAGATTAGAGCAAGCACCTAATCTAAGTCAAGCAACTCAGATTAGTTTACCTAGAATGTCATTTGAGTTTACAGGCCTTACATATGACTCATCTAGAAAGGTAACAACAACTCAAACAATAGCAGTTAAGAATCCAGACGACGGAACAGATATTAAAAAGGTATTCATGCCAGTTCCATATAATATGCAATTTGAACTTGCTATTATGTGTAAACTAAATGATGATGCATTACAGATAGTAGAACAGATATTACCATATTTCCAACCACAATATAACTTAACTATCAATCTAGTAAATTTAATAAACGAAAAGAAAGATGTTCCAGTTGTATTGGAAAATATTACAATGCAGGATGAATATGAAGGAGACTTCACATCTAGAAGAGTTTTATATTATACTTTAAGATTTACAGCAAAGACATACTTATTTGGCCCTGTTACTTCTGCATCCAAAGATATTATCAAAACTGCTTCTGTTCGTTATCTTGCTGGTGGATCACAAAGCACACAAAGAGATGTTACATTCTCTGTCAAACCAAGAGCACTTAAGGATTACACTGATGATGTTGTAACAACTATAAGTGAAGATATAGATGCATCTCAAGAGACAATTAATGTTGCTGACGGAACTGCAATTACAGTTAATAAGTTTATTGATGTTGATGGTGAAGAGATGAAAGTTACTAAGATTACAGGTAACAAACTTAATGTTGAAAGAGGTCAGGATAGCACGATTGCTAAGACACATGTTAGAGGAACTGGAGTTAAAGGAATTGACTATTCACCTAGAGAAGATAGTAACCTAATCGAATTAGGTGATGACTTTGGATTTGACGGATCTTACTCATGAAAACCGACGGATTAGATGATGCTTTCAATGTAGAAACAAGTATTGTTCCTGCAGAAATTGAAAAGGTTCAAAAGAAAGAGAAACCAAATACTGATCATATCAGTAAAGACTATGAGTATACTCGTGGCAATCTTTACAGCATCATAGAGAAAGGTCAAGAGGCTATCAATGGTATTCTTGAACTTGCCCAAGAAAGTGAGATGCCAAGAGCATATGAGGTTGCAGGTCAATTAATAAAGAACGTTGCTGATGCAACTGATAAGTTGATGGATCTTCAGAAAAAACTAAAAGAAGTTAATGAAGAAGAGAAAGTAAAAGGCCCATCTACAGTTAATAATGCACTATTTGTAGGATCAACGTCTGAATTATCTAAACTATTAAAAGCTCAGACTAAAAAAGAAGATAAATAAATCAGGGAGAGGAATCCCGAAGTAATATTTTACTCATACCATGACGGAAAAACTACCGTCTATAGATGACTTCTATGAAGAGTTGCCATCTGCAGACGAACTTATAACAGAAGAAAAGTTACCCTCCGTGGATGAGTTTATAGAACCTCCGAGGCCTGAGGAAGAGATAGCAGACGAAATACAACAGAGTGAAGAAGAACCTGTAGATACTGCACCTTGTTCCATAGAAGAACAGTATACTGAAATTGTTCGTTTAGTAAATGACGTAAGAAAAGATATACCAGAGATACCAGAAGTAAAATATTATGACAAACAATTAGAAGAGATAACTGAGTATATTGAGGAAGTTAAGGGAAGCATTCCTGAAGTTCCTGAACAGAAATCTTATGATGGAGAGATAGAAGCAATATGCGGATTACTTGATGAATTAAAGGAAGAAGTACGTACAAACGCTGCGGATATACCAGAGATACGGTATTATGATGATCAAATTGAACGTCTCGAAAGTAGTCTCAAGAGTCTTCCAGAAATTAGACACTATGAAGGTGATCTAGCATCTATAAGAGATGAAATTGTTCTAATTAAAGAATCTATTCCCGTATTCCCTAAATGGGTAAATGAGGTAAATGAGGTTCCTGATTTTTCATGGATAGGAAAACAGTTTAGTGTAATTGATGATGATTTTGTTAAAGTTGCAGACAATGCAGATTCTATCCGAAATAGAATTACCGAAGAAGTTAGACAATTATCAGAGGATCTTGAAACTAAAAGATTTGAGTCTAAAACAGAGATAAAAGAATTAACTAGTAATTTTACAGAGACGAAAGAGAAAATATATGAAGAGTTAAGAACTGCTGCTATGGGCATTCTTGATATCAAACATTCATTTAAGAATGATGATAGATTGATGAAGAAACAGATTATGAGCAAATATAATCTGTTGAAGTTAAATGTAGAAGAGAAAATTGATAAGTTCAATAAAACTAATGAAGACACAAAAGATCTATATGCTGGATACTTTGAGTCACTTTCAGATGAGATAAGTAATCTACCTAAAGTTAAATATTATGAAGAAGACATTAAGAATATTAGAGAAGAATTCAATAAAGGTTTGGATTCCCTTAAGATTCTTGTTGAAGATATAAGACAGAAACAAAAAGTTCTAAAAGAAGAGGTAGCTGCTAGACCTATTCAACCAGATCCAAGTGAAGATAACATAGACCCTCTCACTCCAACAGATCAGAATTTTGCTACACATGAAGATCTAGCAAAACACTATAAGTTATTTGTAAATAGAATACAACAACAATTATATACCATTGGTGGAGGTGGTGCTGGATTCATCAAGGATCTAGATGATGTTGACTTTGATCAAACAACTGGGTTGGGTCAACTTCTAATTTATGATGGATCTCAATGGGTGGGTATTGCAAGCACTGCATTAGATAAGAGTTCAACATTACATGAAGCATTAACACAGGGTAATGTATCTGGCATTGGAATGAGTGTTGGAGTTATTACTGCAACAAACGGATTCTTTAGTGGCATCTTAACTGCAACTCAACTTAACTATGATGTAGTAACTGATATCTATTCTACTGGTATTGTCACTGCAACCAAAGGAATACAACAAACTGGTGCAGAAGGTCTACATGTAACTGCTGGTGTATCAACCTTTGTTGGTTTATCTTCGTTTATGAATGGCGTAAACGTTAAAACAGGAGCAGCCACAACTGCATTGATCGTGCAAGGTGACGCGAGGATAACAGGTATCTTAACAATAGGAACTGGATCAGTCACTATTGATGGTAGTGATAATAAAGTTAAAATTGGAACAGGAGTTACTTTAACATCCACTGGTGATTCTGACTTCGTTGGTGTTGTTACGGCAAAAGGGTTTGAGGTAGGAACTGCAGCGACCATATCGAATAATGGTAATGCTACATTTGCTGGCATAGTAACTGCATCTAATTTTGTTGGAGATGGATCAGGATTAACTGGTGTAGCTAACACGGATCATGTTTCTTCAACAACATTGAGTGTTTCAGGAGTTACAACATCCACTGGTGGATTAAAGGTA